GAATTGTTTGCAATATCAACTGCTATACCGCCTAATGTTAAGCCATCGCCAACGTATAACTTGCTTGTGTCTGTATCCCATACCGGCTCACCAACTTCTGGTACATAACCAGTACGTTGTGCCGTTGTTCCTCTTAATACTTTTAGTGCCATTTTTATTTAACTCCTGATAAACTTTAGACAGTTTCTTTCTTATACTGTATTTATGCCGAACAGGAATTTATTTTCTCTTCTTCATAAATTGTCTAGTACGTTTTTGCACATCCCGCTTAACTTTATCAATATTAACTATAAAGTTAACACCTTGGATAGCATCGTGATATTCCTCCATTAGATCTTCTAATGTTGCTTCAAGCTCGTCTGCACCTCGTTGATCGTCGATAGCACGTGGGTCTACATCTACCACCCACGTATTACCGTCATCAAAATGCACTTCAACTGCTTTAATATATTGAATAGGAACTACTTCGACATCAATTGTACCAAGTACTTCAGGCCATTTCTTAATTACGTCTTTAGAAAGTTTATTTCCTTTAGCCACCTGTAGCAGTCTTCGCTTTGGCCTTCTTCTTAACAGTTGGCACTAGTTCTTCTGCTAATCCTCTTAACGCTTTTGCTTCTTTATACAGAGCGTCTGCTTGTGATCTATATTGAGCCGCTAAGTCTTCGTCAGTTAATACTTCAGATGATTGCGTAGTTGCAGGTGCTGCTTCTGCTACTACTGGAGCAGGTTCTTCAGTCGGTGCTTCAGCAGTTTTGCCAGCTTTTGCTGCCAAGTCTGCAACAGTTACACCTTGTTGCTCTGCAACAATCTTGTTTAGCTCATTTAGTGGAATGCTTGATGTTGTATTAGGTGTTAATTCAATTTGACTAGTAGGTACCTTTTGTAGTTTACCTGTACGATCAAATTGTACTAACATGTTTCTGCCATCTGACAAACGAGTTCTAAACATTGCATCAGCAAGTTCTCCTGCGTTTTGTCCTGCATTACTTTCAATCAACTTCATAAGTGTTTGGTGATCGGGTGAGTCAAGTGTATCAGTAAATACTACTAAGCAGTTATCAGCTTCGTTAGGAACGACTCTGTATGCTACTGCGCATTTACGTTGATCTTTAATAGACCTACCTACGTGTTTTAATTCTGCCATTGTTTATTCTCCTTGTGGAGCACCTTCTGCTTGTGCTTCCTGTGCGGCGTTCTGTTGTTCTGCTACTGCATTTAAAAATGCTTCTAGCTTGGTATACACTGTACCGACAGTTGTCATTTCGTTTGGTTTAAAAGCGCCACGTTGGCTAGCAACATCAATTACTGATTTCATTGCTGTTAGATCTTGAATAGTAAGATCTGGTGCTTGTGCTTCTGCTGGTGCTTCGGTTGCGTTAGTTTGTTGTTCGCTCATAATAGTTATTCTCCTATGTTAATATATATATGCGCATATTATTTATTTGTACTTCAAATGTGGACAAGCCAACATGAAATAACTTGCTTCTTTAGGCTGTTCAAAGCCCACCTTAATCACATTAGTAACATTACCGCTTTTAATATCGACATCTTTACTAATATGAAATCTTCCTTTTAAGTTCTCCTTAATCCATTTAGTTAAACTACTTTCTAGATTATAAACTATTTCAGTACTAGTAACCTCAAAATGAGGAGGACATAGTTCTAATTGTCTCATGTCTAAATAATCTAAAGGATTAGGTGTTCGTTTTTTGTTCATGCAGTTAATTCGTAATGTGCAGTTTGACCAAATGGCGCCTGTACATTCTTATCATGATGTGAATGAACAATAAAGATTGTGTCACAGTAGTCCGGATCGCCCCAGCTATCCCAAGCGTAACCGTCTGTAAACATAATAAATTTCTTAGGCTGTATATCGTGTTCTTTCATATACTCCCAATTGACCATGAAGTCTGTGCCTCCGCCGCCCATGACTTCGTATTCCAACAAATCACGTCCGTCATCTGCACTAAAGTCGTCTTCGTTATATACCTTAGTATCGAAGCACCATAACTTAATTGTATAGTCTTGATATTCTTCCATAATACCTTTGACTTCTCCTAAGAAGTCTTCAGCTTGTGCATTACCAATCGAACCACTCATGTCAATTGCAACACAAATATCAATTGTATCTTGTAAGTTTTGTCCTGGAAGAATAGCACCTGTGTGCCAGCTTTTTCTGTTAGGACGAGCAAAACTAAAGTCATGTTTAATAGTACTTTGTATCTGCATACGCAACAGCTCACGCCAGTTCATTTTAGGCTCAGTAAGCTCTTTAATCATACGCATAACGCCTGCAGGAGTGTTACCAGCACCTGCACTTTGCGCCGCTGAAATCATGTTTTCTTTAATTTCGTCTTTAATTTTCTTTAAATCATCTTTGGTATACTTAGGCTTCTTAGAGCTAACAGAGTTGCCGTTTGCATCTTTTGTGTCTTCGCCTTCACTACTACCTTCACCTTCGCCTTCACCCCAATCAAGGTGTTCGTCTAATAGTTCGCCTAGTGCATTTAATTGATCTTCGTCATACTTGTCTTTTAGATCATCGTATACTTCTTCTGAAGTCCAATTTTCATATTTAAAGTCTTGGTAGCATTCTACAATGCTAGGCTTTTCGCCAATACGATCACGTACTAGTACATTGTTTACAATATAGTCTTGTGCAATGTTAGATAGCATTGCATCTAAGTCTCGACCTTGCCAGTAACGGCGTTCTAAGTGATCAAATACGCAATGCAAGATTTCGTGTGCAATAACAAATTCGATTTCTTTGTTATTCATTGCGTTAAAGAATTGTGTATTATAGTAGAGGTTACGTCCGTCTACTGCGGCAGTTGGACACCAGTCGTCTGCTGCCTTAATCTGTAAACGTGTAGCCATGTTACCAAAGAAAGGATGACGTAGTAGCAAGCCGACTCGTGCAACAATAATACGGTCGTATACTTCTACACGCATTTCTTCTAATGCTTCTGGGGTAATATTAGGATCTGGTTGCCAGTTCTTTTTACCAATTTCTTGCTTAGACATGTGCTATATCCTTTGTTTCATTTATATGTATATTATACACTATTTACAGAGTTTGTCAACCAAAAAGAGTAAAGGCGAGCTCAAAGAACCCGCCTTTACAATACTTTTAGTTTTGAGCGGCTTTAATGTATTTGCCATATCTATCATGGAATTCATCAAAACACTCAATTGCATCTGGATCAATTGGAAGACCGTATTGTGTAAGAGCAAGTTTGATACCCATTACAACCAATTCAGTTTCAAAGTTATCCATGCTAAAGCGTAGGAAGTTATTAACTTTTTCGTCAAACTTCTTATCACCTTTCGCTTCTGCTTCTTGCAACTCGTAGCAGAGTGACACTGTTAAGGAATACATAGCACTGATTTCTTTAGTATCCATCTCTTTAACTTTGCCTGCAAGAATGTCAGTTGGGTTAGGCATGCGTGACGCTACCTTTCGGTGTGCCATAAATTTGACAGCCAAACCTTCACCAACTGAACCACTTACAAGATCTGTAAGTGTATTCTCATCTAACTCATCTTCAAGTAGTTCTGATACAAACGACCAAGTACGCGGTGTTGCAAAAGAACGTGAAGGTGACTTAGGATCGAAATCGTATAAGTCTTTCTTTGCAAACTGTAGGTAACCTACAACGTCTGCATGTTGATTGTTAGCAGTAGCCCACTGGAACCAATCGTCAAAGTTAACAGCAAGTTCTAAGTGAATAAAACGGTTAGCTAACGGAGCAGGCATTCTGTAAGTAACACCTTTGTCTGCTTCACGGTTACCAGCCGCAACAATCATTACATTATCTGGTAATTTGTATTGTCCTACTTTGCGGTTAAGAATAAGCTGATATGCTGCCGCTTGCACACTTGGTGCCGCAGAGTTCATTTCATCTAAGAACAATACAATGTTATCGTATTGTGCCGCAAACTCTTCGCTTGGAAGTTCGCTAGGCGCACCCCAAACCATTGTACCTGAATTACTATCAAAATACGGAATACCTTTAATATCTGTCGGTTCCCAAAGTGATAGTCGAATATCGATCAAATGCGAGTTAGGAAGGCTGTTAGTAATCTGACTTACGATGTCTGATTTACCAATGCCTGGAGGTCCCCATAAAAATATTGGACGCTTTCTTTTAAGAGCGTGGTTAATTGATGCTTTTGCGCCGTTTGGCCCAACTGTTCGTGATACTGTAGCTTCCATAATGTATTCCTCTTTGTAGTGTTATCAGTGCTAATTTCTAACTTATGTATATATAATAACATCATTACAGCAGATGTCAACCATTAAATGAGGTAAATTACAGATTTTTTGAACGAGACATGGCTTTTGATAAGCCGTATTTGCGCAAATCGCCACTGAAAAGAGTAAGTTCGACTGCTTTCTTTTCGTTCGTTACAGTGATACTACGGTTAGTTAAGTAGTATGGACAGTCAATAAATTGATCTAAAAATATAATAACTTGTGTAGTTAATGGCATATCTTTAGGATACGGTACATCATATGTTGCAAGTTCTATTTCCTGCAAAACCAAATATCCTTCGTCAGTTAACCGTAAACCGCCGTTGCCTTTATTTCTCGTATTCTTCCACCATAATGGCAGATACTCTTTTACAGACAACTCAGTTGCGGCTTTGCCCAGTTGTGTTAGAAAGATTTTAGTATATGTTTCTTTCCAGTTCATTCTTCTATAACCACATCACCTGCGGTTAATCTAATTACTAGAAAGTCCTTGCAATCAAATAGGTCATTGAGTTTTTTAGCAAGATTGTGTGCATGGCCAGGATTTGAAAAACTTGTTTTCTTATACTTTGGTCCTGGATAGTTTGTTAGAGAGTTTGAACTCTTAAGATTAAATGGCTTGTTCTTATAAAATACAGCCCAGATAGCATCAGCATTAAGTACTTGTTCTGATCGATAATTCTTTTTATTAATGTGCTCTAGTAGCACAGTTGGCTTTGGTCTTGACATAATATACGTAATCCTTTTAATTAACTACGTATATATTTATCTCTTTTAAAGGTAATCTACGTGCTTTATAGCTTGATTGCCAATAATAATAGTATAGCAATCAAAACAATATTTGTAAAAAAGATACCTATTGCTAGTATTGTATGATACCAAATCCATCTTGTCTTGTATGCATTTTCAATAGTAACTTCGTTAGGATCGGTGTCTTCTGCCATAATATCAATAACTTTTTTCTTAGGCTGCCCAATGTTGTCTATATCATTTATAGTTTTTTGTGCCTGTTCCCATTGCCTATCTGCTTCTCTTTGGAATCCCCACTCTAAAAATTTATCCCACATAACTAATCTCGGTTGTTTAATCTCCCCAACTAGACCCACCGTCCATTTGGATTTCAATCGTTTCTTCTTGTTTCTGCTGATTGTTATCTTTAACTAATTGTTCTAATTGCCCATGCAATCTTGACATAACAATACCTAGTGTAAGTGCTAGGTTCTTAGCAGTATTTATATCCAGTCGTACTTCTTTAGCACGACTGTTGTCAGCAAGTTTTACTGTTTGTATATATTTTTCAATAGTGGCTGTATTAAGATCATCGTTTGTTTGCACGACTTAACTCCTGTCTCATTTCAACTTCACTGCTCATTGGTCCTACAAATGTGTAACGTTCTAATGTAACTAGCTTGGGACAAAAACTTTTAACCCAACCTTTATCAAAGCGAATAATATAATATCCTGCGCAATATAAACTTTTAGACTTTTTACTTTTGGTAAAGAGCGGTAGTTTCTGTTTTACGTCATACATTACATTATAAGGAGATGTACTAGTTGGATAACCGTATACCTCTTTGTTTACTTCTAATTTAGCAGTCTTGTCTCTTTCAAAGATTGTTTTACCCAGCTGTTCTTCAATTTCTGTTTTATTATCATAGAACTGAACTGACTCGCCTGTTGATAACATAAAACGATCGTCAGCTACAGATATTGTACCTACTCTCTCGCCATCGTTTTCGACAATCCAAAATTTATTCTTTAATACTGTTTTTGCTTTTATACTCATTTAGGATACCTTGCTTGTAACGGTTCAGCATAGTATTGTGCTTGATCTGCAATACGTTGCATATCCCATTTAGCACAAAACTTCATAAGACGCATACCAACCTGCAATACGTTCTTAGGCTCTACTTCGTTAATAGTGTTATCAATAATTTCTCTAATATCTGCAGGTTGTGCAGTCAAATCACAAAGTACAACATTACGTTGATAGTCATCTAGTACACGATGTTCTACACCTTCATGATCAGTCCAACGCTGTAACATCATATTGTTCCAGTTGTAACCTTTGTTGTTTTTATCTTCAAATGCTTCAATAAGGCCTACTTTGTTCTTAGTGCCTTTCTTGCGTACACCAGGGTAAGCACTAAACACATTGTCACTAGTGTCACCACGCATACACTTTTCAAACAACATAAAGTCAGGTTCGGGTGCAGGCTTAGGCTCTTTTGTTTTCTTGTCAATTACACGATCGCCTTTGTCTGTAAAGTAACCTTCGTGTGTAATTGTAGTGTTACTAACACCATTGTACTGTTTACAGTTAGGTGCAATAAGTTGTGCAAAGTCTCCGTCAGTACTAATAATAACATGATTGTCATTAGGATGTGCTTGTACCCAACCAGCAATAAGATCATCTGCTTCTAGTTGCGGATGTCGCATAGTAGTACAG